CTGCTGTAAAGACATGGGATCAGTTCAAAACTAAATTTTCTAAAGATCCAGCTTCTAAAAATTGGACATAATAATATGACACTTAGTTTCAATGGATTCCTTACAGAAGAGAAGAATTTACATTTAGAACACCTAGAAGATGAAGTTCTAAATAGTGGTATAGTGGGAACGCGAGGAGCGATTAACTTCCTCCAATCCCTAAGAGACATGCTCGCTGGAAATGCAAAATCCAGCGTAAATGTGACGGTTAAGTGGGATGGCGCCCCAGCTATCTTCGCGGGTATTAACCCTGAGAATAACCAATTCTTTGTGGGCACCAAGGGAGTGTTCAATAAGAATGCGAAGATCAATTATTCACACGATGACATTGATCGGAATCATCCGAACATTGGTCTTAATCAAAAACTAAAGGTTGCGTTCACTGAACTGTCAAAATTGGGCATAAAGGAAGTTATTCAAGGTGACATGATGTTCACTAAGGATGACTTAAAAAAAGAAACTATAGATGGAAAACAATACATAACTTTCCAACCAAATACTATTGTTTATGCAATTCCGATGGAAAGTGCAGCAAAAATACTATCGTCTTCTATGGGGATTGTCTTTCACACTACATATAGTGGAAGGACAATGGAAGATATGTCAGCTTCATTCAATGTCAATCTAAGAGGATTAAGTAAGAATTCTGGTGTATGGTTCTCGGATGCAGACTACAAAGACACTTCTGGAACTATCAATTTCAATAAATCAGAAACAACTACTATAACTGGTATTCTATCAGATGCAGGTAAGACTTTCCGTAAGATAGATTCTAACCTTTTGGGAATGCTCTCTCAGGATGAAGAACTCAAGATACTGATAAAGACATACAACAACACCAAAGTTAGGGCCGGAGAAAAGATTACTAACACCAAGATGCACACGGCTGGATTGATTGCTTATGTTTACGATAAGAAAAAGAAAGAAGTAGATAAAGTAAAAAGAGCACAAAATAAAGAAATCAAACAACAGAATATGGATAGGTTGATGAAATATTTTCGTTCAAATGCTAGTAAATTAGTAAAAATATTTGATATGCAGAACCTATTAGTAGACGCGAAGAACATGATTGTTAAAAAGTTAGAGGGTGCGAGGGGAGTGGCAGATACCTTTATTAAAACACCAAAGGGATACAAGGCTACGAATGTTGAAGGATTCGTTGCGATAGATCAAGTGGGGAAAGCAGTCAAACTGGTTGACCGATTAGAATTTTCACAGAATAACTTTAATGCTGCAAAGGCGTGGGATAAGTAAAAAGGAACACTATGGCTGAAGAAAAAATAGAAGAAGAGTTATCAAGACCATTCATGATGCCTAATGACCAGAGAATGGTATCAAAGTGGAAGAAACATGAAGAGTACAGTAAAAAGTTGGTTAGGGGGACGCCCAGACATCAGCATATGACTAGTTAATAACAACAACAATCTAAAGGAACAATATGGAATTTTTGAATAAAATTATACAGTATGTGAAAAACCTCTTTGGAAGTGGTAAAGAGATCATTGAAGCAACTACAGAGGCCGTAGACACAGCAGAAAAAGTTGTGGATACAGCAAAAAAGGTTAAAAAGACTGCTAAGAAAGTAAAGGGTCTTGTTAAAAAGAAAGCTAAAAAGGAAAAGAAAAAGTGAAAACATTCAAAGAATACTCAGAAAAGTGTTGCGATGATTGTTATGACCATATCGTGGAAGCTGCAGAGTATCAAGGTAAAAAGGTAAAATTGAATGACCCTATTCGCACAAGTGAAAACCCTAACAAGAAGTTTAAGGTTTATGTAAATAATGCGCAAGGGAAGGTTGTGGTAGTTCGTTTCGGTGACCCAAATATGTCAATCAAACGAGATGACCCAAAACGAAGAGCAGCGTTTCGTGCAAGACATAATTGTGCTGACAAGAAGGATAAGACAACTCCAGGCTATTGGTCGTGCTATCAGTGGCGTGCAGGAGCAAAGGTAGATAACTAATGAAAACATTCAAAGAACACATAAAAGAAGCACAAGGGCCTTGTTGGGATGGTTACGAACAAAGGGGAATGAAGAAAAAAGGTGGAAAGATGGTGCCTAATTGTGTTCCAGTAGGTGAAGAAATGAATCCGCGGGATCATGTAACGAAGAAAGATGATAAGTATGTAATCGTTGCTCCTAGTGGGAAAGTAGTCAAGACTTTTGATGATAAGAAAGATGCAGAGGATTGGGTAATTAAAAATCATGATATAGTCATGAAAGAGGTTAAACAAGATTCAGAAATTAAAGATAAAAAAGGGACACAACCAGCCAAGTATTATGCAGGGGATATGTCTAAATCCACCAAAGAGAAAAGGGCAGCTCACTTTACAAAGAAGAAGTCTGGCCCAGCTCCAGGCGATGCGTCAGCGAAGACCAAACCATCTAAACACACAAAGAAATATAACCAGATGTTTGGTGAGGAAATAGAAGGATTGAAAACGAAAGCTGAGAAGTCTGGAATGCCCTATGGTGTTTTGAAAAAAGTATACGATAGAGGAATGGCAGCTTACAAGACAGGACACCGGCCAGGAACTACTGCACAACAATGGGCGTTTGCAAGAGTCAATAGTTTCGTTACAAAGAGTAAAGGAACGTGGGGTGGTGCAGATAAAGATTTAGCAGCAAAGGTTCGTGGATGAAAACTTTTAAGGAATATATAAAAGAACATCCTAATCTTAGAGCTAGGATTATAGCTAAAATAAATCCTATGGATGCGTTAAGAGATAAGATGGATGATTTAAAGAAATTGCCTGGTAAAATTAAAGATAAAGCAGTAGACAAATTAAAAGACACAATGGATAAGGTAAATCCTATGAGTCCTATAAACAAAAAAGTAACTATGATGAGAAAAGACAAGATAAGTGACTTAGTTGATAAGAAGAGAGATTTGACAATTAAAGCTAAGGGAATTGGGACTAAAATTAAATCTTTAAGGGCGAAAACAGCAAAATGAAAACATATAAAAGTTTTATGACAGAAGAGAAGGGAGATACTGCTATCTTCACCTTTGGTAGATTTAATCCCCCCACACTTGGGCATGAAAAACTCGTTGTTGCTACAGCAAATGTTGCTAGAAGAGAAGGTGGAGAATATTTTGTTTATCCAAGTCATTCACAAGATTCTAAAAAGAATCCCTTAGATCAAACCACTAAGGTTAGATATATGAAAAAGATGTTCCCAAAACACAAAGAGAACATCATCATAAGTACAGGAAAAACTGCTCTTGAAATAGCATCAGAACTACATGATAAAAAATATACAAACTTAGTTATGGTGGTGGGGAGTGATAGAGTTAAAGAGTTCCAATCTTTATTAGATAGGTACAATGGAGATGATAAAGTTCATGGTTTCTATGATTTTGATACAATCAAGGTAGTTAGTGCTGGAGAACGAGATCCAGATGCAGAAGGAGTTTCAGGAATGTCAGCTTCAAAGATGAGAGAAGCTGCTGTTGAAGGAGATTTTAAGACTTTCCGTAGTGGAATTCCATCTTCATTAAATGATAAAGACACTAAGAAAATGTTCAATGATATTCGTAAAGGTATGAGATTGAGTGTAGTAAAAGAAGGCTCAAAGTGGAAAAATATTGATTTTACCTATGAACTTCCAGAAGAAAGAACATTGAGTACAGAAGATCAAATAATATTTGAAGATTACACTACTAAAAATGCTCACACATCTTATATAGCGTATGATTTTTTTGATGAGTTATGTAATGCAATGGTCACAACAAACAAAAATCATAGGTTTTATATAAAAGAATCTCTAATGATTACAGATAGATTCTTAGAAATAAGAAAAAAAGCACTACAAGAACAAAAGATAAATCAATATGATTTCCATGAATTGGAATTTTTAGGTAAAAAACACTTCAAATTAACGGAAAATTTAGATATTGACCATCTTGACAATTCGTTTATTTATAAATATATTAGTGAGGTGAAAGAGTATTTACTATGGGGAGCTCCCGAATCACTTAAAAAGTACAAAAAAGAGACTCCCGGGCAGGTAGTTGAAGGTAAACTTGACAAAGTTATTAAATGGCTTGCTAAAAAATTGAACATCGCTCACTCTGCTGCACAAAAACTAGTGGTAAAAGCACAGGAAAAAGGTATTGATCCACATAAATTGCAACAAAAGTGGGCCATCCTTTCACCAACATTACTACGTTTGGTATCAGAATATACACCAAAAGAACAAAAACCTCAAGGAGATTAAAATGGCTGATGTACTCAGCGTCATTGCAGACGTACTTAAACAAGATAAACAGCAAAAAAGAGAACATAATAAAATTATGAAAGAAGTTCAGAAGAAACTGAAAGTAAAAGGTTCTGAAGAAGTTGCTGAAGAAGAGGGTGACAAGGAAGACTACATGAAGTTCTTTGCTGGTAAGTTGAAGAAATATGGTGTAAAAAGTCCATCTGAACTAGACGATGAAAAAAAGAAGAAGTTTTTCAACGAAATTGAAAAAGATTGGACGCATGATAGTAAAGAAGAAGTAGAAGTTGAAAAAAAGGAAGAAAATTTGGGTAAAAGAGTCAAAGCTCGAATGAAAGCTGAAGCTGAGGATGAAAAAGAAGATGAAGATGAAGATCCAGTAGGAGATTCGGATGTGGTACAGGGGGGTGAACCAACTGAAGATGAATTAGAGAAACTTGCTGACTTGGTGGTTCAAAAAATCAAGGACAAGGCCGATGAGGAAGAAGAGGAAGAGGAGGAGCCTGAAGCAACTGAAGCTGAGAGTGGTAAAAAGGAAAAAATAGAAGTTAATCCTAAAATGGAATCTGTAAGGAATCCTCATGCT